TTCGAGCATCGTGATCGATTCGGCTCCGCCCTCGATGAGCGCAAGCGTCGAGGAGCCCGGCCCAAACTCGACGACACGCTTCGGCTTGTACATCGTCATCACGTCGAGCACGGCACCGTAGTCGTTGAAGCTCCACCAGTGCCGCTCTTCTGGGTACAGCTTGAATGGACCCGGCATCACGCCTCCTCGTATTCAGGGAGATCCCACGCGAAAAACGTGTGAGCGCGCGCGTGCTTGATTTGTGTCTCGTAACGCAATAAGGCCCGATGCTTTTGCTCGATCCACTCGACTTCGTACTCGACGGGCTTGCCGCGTCGCACCTTGCCTCCGGCGTCGTACGTGTGGAAGTGCCGCACGCGCCCGTCGAACACGAGCGCGGCGGCTTCGGCAACGGCGACGTGATCGGGATGCGATGCCTCGCGCGACGGAGCCCACACTCGGATCGGATGCGCGCGTGCGTCGAACGCTTGCATCTGCTCGACCAGCTCGCCGACGTGCGCGCTACCGATCCCGGTACGGCATGCCCACTGCTCGACCGCGCCGCCGCCGAGCACCGTCATTGCCTCGCGCGTTTCATTTTCCCGCACACGCGGATCGCCGTAGTCGCGCACGCTCTCGAAGCACACGACGACGCGCGGCCGAAACCGCAGAATCGTAAACGCCGCGAAAAGCGTCTCGTCGTCGTTGTGCGGCGAGAATAGCGTGCCGGGCAATTTCCGGCCCTCGATGAAAAAAACATCGGGATGCTTGCCGTGTTGCGCTTGCATCAACGAGCGATCGAGATACGTCGAGCGCTCGGCGTCCACGTGTTCGGCCACGAGGCCGGCCCGCGCGAGCTGCTCGGCGACAAAGCTCGGCGTCGTGAGCGTGACGGCCGGCTCGCTCCCGCGCCAGCCGCCGCGCCGCGCACTCTCGGGATGCTCCGTGTGATCCTCCGTGATCCGGAGCACGCCGTGATCGGCAAGCACGCGCGAGCACTCGGAGAGAAAGCGCGGCCAGTCGGCCTCGGGCAGATACATCAACGCATGCGAGATTGTGATCCCGGCGACGGAGTGATCGGCGAAGTCGCGCAAGCCATCCTCGAAGCGCCAGCCCATCGACTTGTCGAGATTCACGAAGCCGCGCATCGGATGCCAGGAGCGCGTGCCCGGCGCGCCGCAACCGAGATTGAGCCGCAACGGCAGCTCGATATTCGCCTCGACGGCGCGGGCCGTTTTCGGCAACCGGCTTCGGCCGGTGCGCCCGTGTCGATACGTCGCGAGCACGTCGGGCACGTAACGCACGCGAGCGCGGCCGGCGATGCTCAGCCAGAAGTGGTAATCCTCGGGCACGAGGCGATCGTCGAACCGGATCGGCGTCGGCTCTTCGATCACCGAGCGCCGCACGAGCGGCGACATCACCGGGATAAACGGGCCGGCTTGAAGCTTCGACTTGATCCAACCGTCGATCCCGATCCGCGCGTAGTCGTATTGTTCGGAGGCGTTGATCGTGCGGCCCTTGCAAGCATCCTCGATCCGCACGTCGCACAAGCACCAGCCCGCTTCGGGCACGGCCTCCAGCTCGGCGCGTTGCTTCGCGACTTTCTCCGGCGCGATCACGTCGTCGGCATCGAGCAACATCACGTATTCGCCGGCCGCCGCATCGAGGCCCGCGTTACGCGCGAGGCTCGGCCCGCAGTGCGGGAGCTTCAACGCGCGCACTTGCGGATACTTCCGGAGCACGTCGCTCGTGTGATCCGTGGAGCCGTCGTCGATCGCGATCACTTCAACGGGCGCGGTTTGAAGCAAGGCGCTTCCGATCGCGTCGGCGAGCTGTGTTGCATGGTTATACGTGGGAATGACGATCGACGTGAGGCCGGGCACCATTCGCGATCAGCACCCTTTGCGTGTCTGTGCGTAGCGCGTGCGGCTTCCGCCGGTTGCCTCGCCCGTCATTACCGAGAGCAGCTTGAGCATGTCGTCGATCGAGTCGAACGTCACGACTTGATCCGAGAACGCGATCGAGCGCGCGCCCTTCCGATCGATAAGTGCTTGCTTGAGCGTGTCGATGTCGGCTTGCGTCCATGCCATGAGCCGCGCCCCCCTCGGCGCGCAATTGTAACACCACTCACCGCCGGAGCCATCCGCGACGCGACGGCCCGAGAAAGCCGGCGGGCTTGCGCGGCGGCGGCGGCGTGCGCGCGTTCGGATTCGCGAGGCGATCGGCGAGGAGCTTCAAGTCGGGATGAAGCAACCGGAGCGCGGCGACGGCGTATACGGCGCAGTCGAGGCCCTCATTGCGAGGCCGCCGCTTGATCCACTCCATACGCGGCACGCCTTTCTTGAACCGCTTGATCAAGCGCTCGCTCGTGAGCTGCTGGCATAGCTCCTCGTCGGCCCACGGCGCGATCGGGAGATGCGCGAAGCCCGGCCCGTGCTCGGTGAGAATCAAGCGCGATTGCCATAACGCCTTGGCCGAATCGACGCCGATCGTATAGAGCGGCACTTGCCGGCCATTCCGCCCCCACGAGCGCGGCGTCGGCGACGAGACGATCGGCCGCTCGCCATCCCGCCCGATGATCGCGAACGTGCGCGGATGCCGGCCCACGAAGTCGTACACGATCGTCGTGCGATGCCCGGCGGAGTCGATGCACGCGCACGCGATCGGGAGCGTCGGGCCGGAGCTGTGACGGTATTCGTTTTCGAGCGCTTGCTCCAGCTCGCGCCAGGGCTCCGGCCCCTCGGTGTCGCCGGCGAAATAGAACCGATCGACGAGCCAGCTTTCCTCGCCGATGCCCCAGCCGATCACGAGGCCCTCGATCCGATCGTCCTGAATGTCGATGCCGGCGGTGAGCACGACGGCCTCCGTCGGCACCGGAGCCGCGTACTCCTCGCGCCGCGCCAGGAGCGCGTGCGGCTCCGCGCCCTCCCCCTCGTCGGGCTCGACGGGCTCGCCGAGCGTCGTATTGATCCACGTGTGCATTTCCGCGCGATCGCCCTCTTTTTGTTTCCGACGCGCGCGGAGGAAGTTCGTCACGATCTCGCTCAGTGACGAGAATGGACTATACGCCTCCCATAGATGGAACGACACGATCGAGGCGTCGTCGCGATCGGGCTTGTCGGCGATCCACGTGCCGAACTTCAGCATGGCGACGCGCTCGGCATCATCGAGCCCGTGCCCGCAGCTCGGGCAATGAATGCGCGCGGTGCTCGGCCGATCGGGATCCCGCTCCCATTTCACGAGCTGCCACTCGTACGCGAAGCCCTTTTTACAGCTCGGGCACGGCACGTAGTACCGACGCTGATCGCCGCTCGACCACCATTCATGGATCGGCGAGCCGGCGAGCGTCGGCGACGAGAGCAAGAGGATCCGCCGCCGTCGCCGAAAGGTTGTCGTGCGCTTGAATGCGATCGCGAGCGTCGCGCCCTCGCCGGGCAGCTCGGCGGGATACCGATCGACTTCATCGCAGATCAGCACGCGTACCGGGCGCGCCGCCAGGGACGACGCCGAATTAGCGCCGGCGATCGAGAGCGAGCCGCCCCGAAACGTTTTCTGTAGCACCGTGCCGCCCGAGCGCTTGTTGCGCTTGCGCCGCACGGCGTCGCTTAGCTCCGGGCTCGCGTCGATGATGGGATCAAGTCGATTCTTTGCGAAGTCGCGCGCCATTGGATCTTCTGTCGGCTCGACGACGAGAATTGAGCAGGGATCGTGCTTGATATGGTACGCGCACAGATTGACGGCGATGCTCGTTTTGCCCCACTGCGAGGAGCCCATCACGACGGCGATCTCGATGCCGGGCTCGTGAAACACGTCGAGGATCCCGCGTTGATACGGCGCGAAGTCGGTTTGCCAGTGCGTACCCGCGAGCGGCCCGCTCGTGACGATCACCGTCTGATCGGAAAACTCCGACACGCGCAGCTCGGACGGCGGCGCGAAGCTCGCGCGCACACGGGCCGCGAGCGCCTCCGTCGGTGTCGGCTCGATCACGTGAGCGGCTTCGGATACATCGGCACGTGACGCCCGCACGCGGCGCACCAGACGTGCCCGCTCTGGCGGCCTTCGTCGTGCACGTGCCCGCACGAGAGCACGTAACTATTGCGGGCGCGCAGCTCGTCGAGCGCGTCGAGAAGCTGTTTCTCCGTCACGCCGCTCGGGCCTTGCGTGATCCAAATGCGCGGCTCGTCGTCGGCGCTCACTTGAACCATCTCCCAAGCGCGGCATACGTAATGACGAACACGACGAAGAAAGCGAGTATCGGCCACGTCATCGCAAGCTCACCTTCGCCATGCCGACGAGCAGCTCGGCGATCGCGACGAGCGCGTGCGCGGCCTTCCCTTCGTAATTGCCGTCGAATCTGCCCTCACGGATCGGCGCGAGGTAGTACTCGGCTTTGTCAATCGCTTGCTTCATCGTGGCTTGCTCTTCGTCTTGCGTCATTGCGCTCTCCTCACGCCGCGCCGGCGGCGCGCGGCAACGGCCTCGGTGTCGGATCGGAAAGCTCGCGAAGTAGTTCGAGCGCGATCCGCTTTAGCTCCCGCTCGACGCCGCCCACGCCGTCGAGTACGCCGGCCCGGTGCACGGCGTCGGCTTGCGTCGTGTAGCTCGCCAGGATCGCCGTACGAACCGCCGCAACCTCGGCGCTCCATACCCGCTCGACTTCATCGGCCGGCAAGAGGCTCCGCGATCGCGCCTCGTACGACTGTTCGGCGAGGAGGGCTTGCGCCCGCTCTTTCCGCGCCCGCTCCGTCGAAACCTCGGCGACGCCGGAGCGCCGGGCCTCGACTTCGCGCGAGTCGAGCCACGCCCGCACGGCGGCCTCGGCGTAGCGCGAGGGCTTCCCGAGCCGGCCTTGCTCGGCAATCGGGAGCCCGGCCCGCTCCCACTTCGTCACGGTTTGCATATGCACCGCGAGCCGGGCGCTCAGCTCGCGCCGCGTGAGCAGCTCGGGCGCGTCCGGTGCCGCCGGTGCCCGAGGCGAACCGCCGGCCGGGCTCGGCGTCGGCTGACTGCCGCCCGCCTGAGCCCCGCTCCCTGCCCGAGAGCCAGGAGCCCGCCCGGCCGGCTTGCGTCGCCCCACGGGCCGCCGGCGACGTTTGGCGGCCTTTGCAGCCCTCTTCGCCATTAGCCCTTAGAGCCCTTCAAAGATTGGGCGTTTTTGGCGAACCGTTCGCCCGCAACGAGCGCGGCCGGCGGAGAACCTATCGCGCCCCCCTCCCCTCCGCCCCCATCTCGACGCGCATCGCGAGAGATGTTGAACGTCGCGAGCTTCACTGGCGCATGCTTCAGCATCGCCGAGGCGTCGAGCCGGCACTCGGGCCGGGCGCACGCCTGATACAACGCCCAGCCGCACAAGCGCTCACAGTAGGCGTGCTTGCGATACCTCGGTGCTCGCGTCTCGTCGCTCATCGGATGTAGCGCTCGGGCGTGTATGGGCCGGGACGGTGCACCGGGCCGGGCCGGCGGGCTTGCTTGGAGCTGGCGAGCTGTGCCTCGACGCTTCGGCCGTCGATGAGTAGCTCGAACTCGTGGCACGCCACGCAATATACGGGATCGTCGATGTCGTGCCGCTCCCGAGGCGCGTTGAGCGAGACGTGCTCGACCACCATGCCTTTACACAACGAGGCATCGAACACGCCGACCGCATCGCGCCATTCGACCATGAATAGGGAGAGCCAGCCCCGCTCGCTCACGCTCAACGCGAGGGCACTGCTTACCAGGGCACGCGCCTTGCGCGCTTCGAGGAAAACCGTCGGGTATTTCCCG